CTCTCTCTCTACGTAATGACTCAGGGTCGTCAGTAGTTACCATCAACATACTTGCCGGCATCTTTCTTTCAAAGAAATATCTATATAGGTTTTTATCCATACCTACTAAGGTCAAAGCCTTCTCAAATATTGTAAGTATTGGTGACCATCCATATGTTTCAGATGGTGAGAATTTTGATAAATGAATCATTTCAGAATCTGTAAAGTACATGTGAGCACTTCTGTGATAATACTTGTACATAGCTGGGTGAAGAATAACATTACAATCTTCCCTTACACAGGTTCCTGCAGATTCTTGAACGACCTCTCGATGTATAGGACAAATAAAATGAGTATTTTTAGGTAATCCTGCTTGGTCTAAGTCGAACTCTACCAAGGCGGGGTTCAGTCTTCTAATTTCTATAAGTCTAGATGTAACCTTTCCATCTCCAGAATCTTTATATTCTTTAGCTAAATATAAGAATCCGTCATCTAAGGAGTTTACATCAAAGTGAAATTGTCTGAGAACTTCTTCCATGCTTTGGTCAAAAACATTACAATCTTTTAACCAATTCAAAAGTCTTTCTTTTTGTTCTATGTCAGGGTTTTCTATTTTCGGGACTATTTCTAATCCTCTTCTAAAAACCTCTCCTGTAATATGCGATAAAGGTCCTCGGATTTCTTCCACAGACATAGCAATGGTTTGTAAATCTTGTACTAATTGCTGACGATACGCCATTTGGTGTCTGACCCAAGTGTTAACTACTTGGTCAAGACCGATTGTGGGTGCTGCTCCAGTATCTCCAGAAGATTTCATAACCTCAAGCAAACTTATTTGTTTGTTCAAGTCAGCCATCTGCTGTTGCATTTGAGGAACTTGAGGCATATATTCAGATAATTTCATTATTAATCCCTGCTTAGTTTAGTCATATCTTGCATGGACACTAGTTTTAGTATGTTGTCCATGGCTTTTTCCTTTAGTTCAAACCCTTCAGAGTGAGAAGCTACTCGTTCTATTTTTTGTTTCTCACCTTGTGTTTTATCAAGTTCAGTTTTTAGTCTATCTATCTCTATATTTTTTGTCTCAATCTCATGCTCTAGTTCAGCCGTATCAACATCTGGAGTAAAATTAACATTCTCTAACACTCCCTCACTTGCAGCCTCCTTTATTAGGGCAATAAATTGACCCTCAGATAAAGCTACTACTGCTGGGCTGTCATCAGGGATATCATCGTCAGCACTTATTTGTTTTAACTCAGCGTGCCAAGTATCTAATATTCTCCAAGTGTTCTTATCATCTTTGGTAGCTACATACTGCTGCCCTGAATCTGATAACATATTACCAATTACCATAAACTTCTCCTAATTCTTTTCTATCTTTATATTATACTATAATTTTCGTATTTACTAAGAAACCACACAAGCACTCCACCCACAGACTTTACAGGTGTGACACCCAGACTCAAAAATTATATTAGGGTTATCGCAACAATTATGGTCTGGCAGAGTAATATTTTGACTAAGCATGTTATTTTCTAACTCAAAGCCATCTAAGGTAGGTTGCTCTACTTTTTCTTTATTCCCTTTGACTAAGACTTCTTTTTCTCTACTACCTGCCCTGTAGACTGTAATACCCTTGCAACCTTCTTCCCATGCAAGCATATAAGCATTCTCTACATCGTCTTCTGTAGCAGAGTTAGCAAAGTTAATAGTTTTAGAAATCCCAGAGTCACAAGACTTTTGAAAAGCTGATTGCATTAAAACGTGGTCTTTCGGGGAAATTTCAGGAGCTGTTGCATAAACCTCTTTTACCCAATCTGGAAGGGCAGGCACAGACTCTAATGAACCCCCTTCTGCTAAATAATCCATGAGGTCTTCTGAATAAAAACCATGTTTTATAGCATCTGCTTCAAAATATTTGTTTATGTAATTTAAGGTTTTACCTTCTAATATGTTTTGTTTCTTCCAAGCTAATGCAAATGTAGGTTCAATACCACTAGATGTATCAGCTATCATTGATATAGTTCCTGTTGGAGCAACTGTTAGTCTACAGTGATTCCTGAATCTCTCGGTCTCTCGGTCGTAGTTACTTTTCTCCCAAGCAGGAAATACTCCTCTTTTATCGGCTAACTCTTTAGACTTTTCGTCAGCCCAAGTCCTAACAGATTTCATCAACTCTGCTCCTATTTCTCTAGCAAGCTCTGAATTATATGGAATCTTTAATTGTATAAGTAAATCAGCAAACCCCATTATACCTAAGCCAATTTTTCTAGTAGCCTTTGTCATTTGTTCTATTTCAGGAGTAGCATACTTATTAGCATCTATCACGTTGTCTAAAAAATGTACTGAAGTTTTTGTTACTTCTTCTAGCCGAGTCCAATCTAGCTCTTCTCTCCAACCAAAGGTACTAGCCTTTTCAGCCTTCTTATAAAATCTGGCTAGGTTTATGGAACCTAAATTACAAGACTCATTCCCTAACAGTGGTTGTTCCCCACATGGGTTAGTAGCAATCATCTCACCATACTGACTAATAACGTGGTTATCTTTATTGACTCTATCTAAAAATATCATGCCGGGTTCCCCATTTCTCCACGCCCCAGTAACTATTTTATTAAATACATCTCTTGCGTTTAGCTTTCCGGTTATCTCATTAGTTTTAGGGTTTACCAAATTGTAGTCCATGTTATTTTTAACAGCCTGCATAAAATCAGAATCGACTCCTACAGAAATATTGAAGTTATGTATTTCTCCTTCAATCTTTTTACAATCAATAAAGTCTAATATGTCTGGGTGGTATATAGACATCACTGCCATATTAGCCCCATCTCGCTTCCCGCCTTGTGTTATCATAGAAGAAACTCTTGATAGTGTCTTTAATACTTCAATAGGACCACAAGCAATCCCATGAGTTGATTGAATTTTATCTCCTCTGGGTCTTAGGTGTGATAAAGAGAACCCAGTCCCCCCACCAAACTTTTGAACCATTGCAGTATCTGTGGCTGCTTTCATAATATCTTCCATGCTATCTTCTAGAGGTAATACAAAACAAGCTGATAAAGTGCCTTGTTCAGTCCCCGCATTCATTAGTGTTGGAGAATTAGGAACAAATTCTAAGTTACTCATAATAGAATAAAAATCTTTCGCTGTCAGTTCAGCCTCAACGTCTAATTCCATATAATCTGTATCAATTTTAGCTACAGCATCAGCAACTCGTTTAAACATTTCTTCAGGAGTTTCAATAACTTCATTATCAGAATTTTTCAAAAGATACCTATGATTTAATATAATATTTGCTTGGTCAGTAATTTGGGCTTTGTTTTCAATTTGTGTTTTTAATTTATCTCTTAATATCATTTTTTTAAATTCTCCTGTTAGTTATTTATTTCTCTGTGCCCACAATATATACAAAGTCCTCGTTCTGGTACCCAAAAGTTTGGGTTGCAAACAGCCTCCTTACATTGCGGATTGGGAGCTGAATCAGCTATAACACTAGGGTTAACTGGCTCCATCTGTAATGGGTTAGAAGCAGGTGTATCGTTAGGGGTAGCCCCTTTCATCTCATCCTGTCCTTGCCTTCTGCTTTCGGGGGTTTCACCCGGACTCAAGGCATTCAACCAATCCGTAGCACTGCCTAAGTCCACAAATTTATATGCCGTGTCATGAACAGCCTGTAAAGCCATAGCAATTGAGAAAAAAGCATCTCCATGTCCCATTGGGGTATCAGGTGCTTTTAAATCATTGCTGACTGACAAAATCTGTTGCTTCTGTCGCTCATCCTTTATTAGTTTTAATATACCATCAAGAGCAAATTTTTCGAAGACATGTGCCATGGTATTCTTACTTTTTCTTGTGAAATGCATTGACCTCCATCGCACGTCTAATCCACGGTCTTCTAGCTCGCCTCGGGTGTTATCTACATATCCAGAATTTAAATCAAAGTTGTCTGCCACTTCATTTAAATATTCAATTTGGTCAGAGTAACTCCACCCCTCTAGAAAAGATTGATGTACTTGTTCGATTTTTTCTCCCCGTTTTCTAAAGATAACTAAATGCGAAGGGTGTCTTTTTTTCCCTACATCAAACCCACCAAACATTTGGTCTCCTGTTTCCCAGCCAGTAAACTTTTTAGTTGCTGGAGAAGACCTTAAAGTCTCATCTTCACATTTTACTATATCCTCTTCATGAAAATAAGACTCGGTAGCAAAATGAGGAATCAACATAAACTCAGAAGCAAATGATTTAGGTCTGGCTTTTTGTTGAGCCAATAAATAATCCTCACTCATTATTTCTGGGGCTAAAACTCTTCGTCCCGGTACAGGGTCTAATGCTGGTAGTACCCTAGCTTTAAATCTAGGGTCTTCTTGAAGCTTACCCAATATATCTCCCGGCATCATAGGTGTCCCCACCACAATTACAGGGGCTTCTTTTAGGGGTATAAATAAACTTTCTGTCATAAAGTGGTCTTCTACCTTAGTTATTTGTCCCATATTCAAAGGATTCTCTGGGTCTCTCAGAACGTCATCCGCAATCAAAGCACCATTCACGTGCATACCCCGTTTAAAAGAAAATAATCCTCCATGCATTATTTCCATAGGTTTATTGTTCTTGTAGAACCTTGCGGAAAAATCTGCTTTAGGGTTTCTGTTTACAAGCAGTTCAGGAATAATAGGATTCCTAGCAACTGTTTTATTTATTTCAGCAATGTGATACTTTGCCATGCCGTCACTATAAGATAAATAAAGTATAGACATATCTCTAGGGGCTTTTAATAATCTCCATACACTGAAAGCGTGCCCCAGTATAGTTGATTTAAAATGACCTCTAGGTAATACACCTACATAATTCATTCCAGTTTCTAAACATTCTTCGATGTCTTCAGCAAGCAGACTCACATGCCAAGCTTTAAAGTATTCAGGGTTATCATAAGAAAGAGACCAGATGTTCTCAATAAAATCTCTAAAAGAACCAACCTCATATTTCTTTTGGTCTATAAGGCCATCCGAAAGCATGTTAAATGCACCTTCAACACTAATAATATCTTTAGCCATATTATATATCCCTGTGTTTTTGTTCGATTGTTTTTAGCTTTACCCCAATCCTTTGTAAAGTTTCTTGGTCAGCTATCTCTTCAATCAAAACATTCATAATATCTTGAACAAACTCAAGATTTATCATCCCTTGAAGTACTTCCCTTTGACCTTTTATTCCAATATCTGCCGCCCTAGCTGCATCTAAAGCCCTGTCAAAATGAAGTTCTGTCATTTCTCTGGTTGCTTTATTAGCTATTTCCGTATAACCATCTAGCTGTTCAGATTGTAACCTAGAAAATCTCTGCCCTTCTGATTCAGCTAAATCTCTTTGGGTATCAGCTATAGCCACAGCTTTTTGTTCTCCCCATTTTTCTTTTTTAGCCCACATATAAATTGTGGGTGGAGCTACGGCATGTTCATCAGTAGAAATTTCTTTAGCAATTTGTTTAGCCGTCTTATCTCCTTGAAGAAATAATTCCATAGCTTTTAATTTAATTGTCTCTGGTATATGTTTAGGCATAATTAATCGTATATATTGTTACCATCAAGAGCCCCATAGCCATCATCAGACGCATGTTGTGAATCAATGTTACCACCTAATGCACTGCCATCAGAGTTTAGGAATTGTGAGAAGTCCCAGTATCCTGTCTTAT